CCGTCACACTGTGATGTCTTTGTGATGTCTTTTGTGATGTATTTTCGATATGCTTATTTATTAATAAATATCATATAGATAGATAATAATTTTAAATCTTGTGACGTTTGTGACGGTTTTCCGATGCCCCCTTCAAATTTTGAAACTTCGACTTTGGCTAAAAATCACGCTGATTTGTTGGTAATTATGTGGCTGTGGATGTTAGCGCCGTGTATCTGGATGAATGGCAGGTGGGTCGGTGGTGCAGGCTCAGAAATGTTAAAGGCCACCGGGGGTGAGCCGGTGGCCTTACTTACGTTTCCTGACTGCTTACGGTAAGCAGGCCAGGATCAACTCAATGAAAGCAACGAGTGCTTTCAGAGCGACGACTGCAATCTTCAAGAATGCCTTCATCCGTTCGCCTCTGTAAAAGAAGCGCGGTTTACCAGCCATTGCCTTTGATCTGCCTGTCCGACTGGCTCTCCATCAAATGTTAGTTGATGAGAATCGCGCTCTGGCCGAGGCTCTGCACCAGCACCACCTGTATGCAGCCAGGACTATAAAATCCATTTCGCAAGCCGACCGCTTCCATGACCTTCACGTGACTCTCACTAACAGGTCGGATTATAAGTAGAATCCGGAGATAAGCAAACAGGCGACTCAATTATTACAGGCAAAAAAAACCCGGCTGGTGAGGCCGGGTTTCTCTTAATTTGCTACTGGCGATTTGCTCAATCACAGTAACAGCGCGATTCTCATCAACTAACGAAGACTAGTTTAGCCTCAACAAGCCTCAATGGCAATTAGTGATCCACAATGCATCGCTATGGCGTTGAAAAGGATTTCAGTTTTTATTTTCTCTAAGTGACTGTAATAAAACACATCACCGAAATTCAGCACGGTATCACCTTTACGTTATTTTTCACGTAAAGCATCACAAACCCGCGCCACGTCTGCAATTCCCGTTTTCACATCACCTCCGGTCATCGCCAAAAAACTGAAATCTTTGAAATCTGTTTCACACATTTCAGTTAGCGATCGACCGTCAAAGCCCCAGCACTGGCGCGGTCTGGCAGGGTGATTTGTACCCCCGGAAAAACTGAAATCATTTTCAACACGAAAACCGCAGGCGGGTGCGGTGTAGCGCCGTTTTCGTCACTTCCGCCGTTATTTCGCCGCGGCAGGCTGCATCAACGCCTTGCTGCGCTTCTGAAGTTAATCAGGTTGGGATGAACGGGTGCAGATAATTGCGACGCTCAGAATGCGTCTGGTGAGGTCTGGGAATAGGTACAAAAAAGCCCGCATTATGCGCGGGCTGATGGGATGGTCAGGCGATTATTTTCTGGTACTTACTTCGGGTCTGTCCGGCTTTCGCCGCCGTCTGTGTGAATGCGCCGGCATTAGTTGGCGTACCAACACTGGGGTGTGAATGGCTCGCGCACTGCTGCGCCAGCTCGGCCAGTAAATCAATGGTGTCCAGCATCATGGTCAGCGTATTGATGCTCTCACTACCAATATGGACGGTTGGCCCCATAATCTGCTGACCGCCCGCCGCCACCGATTTACGTAATGCGGCAATCTTTTCTGTCAGGGTTCCCCCCACATCAACATCCACGGTGCCGGCTACTTTCGTGGATTGTTTGCCGGTTATATCGGCTTCGTCATTTCCCTCAATGCTGGCCAGCCTGTTGCCCTTCACTGCCTGGCTAAAATCACCGGTGCTGACCTGCTGAATGGCTCCGGCCAGCAGCGTGGCGGTTCCCAGTACCGTGGTTTTATCCGTGGCTTTCACTGTGGTTTCACGGCTGACCAGTTCGCGCTGTTCTGTATCGGCTTTAACCGTTCGCGCCATCGATGTTTCGCTGATGGTCTGATCGGTCTGCCTCACCCAGTCACCAGCCTGGGTAACACGTTGCGACACTTCCGCCCGCTGTTGTTGCAGCTGCTCACCGGGTTTTACATCCGGCAGGCTGGTACCATCCGGCAGCGTCTGCCTGATAAAGGGTTTATCCGGTCTGCCTCCCGTGAATGCAACCTCAACCAGCGTCCCTTCTGGCGGAAACTGAAACATCCCCGAATCATTCCCGGCCATCGGTACCGGCAACGGCACCGCTGAATAAACAGGCGTCTGATTATCCGGGTTTCCGTCTGCGTCAAGCAGCTGCACGTCCACGGCGTAACGTGGCCGGAAGGGATCGGCAAAGTTACCGCTTTTTACCGGCTCTGAATGCGCCACGACTCTGGCCATCTTCGGCAAATGAAGCCCGGATGCCAGTTCCGGGTAATGGCTTTCAATCTGCCGTTGCGCCGGTGTTTTCTGCAAAGGTTTACCCGTTGCGCGGTTTCTCGGCGTCCATGTGATCGCCATCGTGTCATTCGTCAGGTGAACTTTAGTCACGCGTTCACCATTCATCTCCACCCCTGGCCGCATTGTCTGGATCACAGGTAATGTCACAGAGTTACCGCCAGCAGCTCCCTGGCTGAACTCTGCCGGCACTTCAACCGGACGATCGGCAAACAATGATTTTTCTGCGCCGCCGACGTAAAGTGAACCATCAGGCAACTGGTACCAGATGTAATCCTGGATACTGAACGCCCTTCCCAGATTGTTCAGCAACTGATAGCCGGTACCGTTATGGGTTAAATGTGGGATGGGTGTATCGCTGTACTGTGCGTCAGGCACACTGACACTGATCCCGCTATTTTCCGTCAGCCAGCCGGCTACGTCCCGTAATGTCGGGTGCTGGAATGAGCATGGCCACATTCTTTCAAAAACACCGGCCAGCTCACGAACAAACAACCGCTGATAGCCGTTTTCAGCAGGTTGCGAACGTTCAACATAACCGGTAAACCAGCGCAAAAGCAGGTCGGTATACCCAACATCCAGCCGCACCAGTTTCCCGGTGTAATCAGTGGTTGTCTCTGCGGTGATAAAACCCCGGCCGCAGCTGTTAAGCTCCAGCACCAGGCTGGCATCCGCCAGATGCACTTCATCCGTTGAAAGGTAAAGACGTTTAACTGGTTTCATCATTAGCCCAAAGCATCATTGACGGGTTTCAGCACTTTGCGCTCAAACCACGTCATTTTTTCCTCATCCTCTCCGGCCGTCTGCCCACCGGATTGCCCCGCGCTGCCGGCTGTCTGTTTCTTCGCGGTGGTTTTGCCGGTTGCTCTGGCTTCCCGCTTCTCCTGCACGCTGATATGTTCCGCCAGTGTGAATGTCACCAGCCAGGACATTTTCCCGTCCTGCTGTGGTGCGTCCAGCATTCCGCTGAATGTGGCCTCACGAAAATTCACTGCTCTGGCAACCTCATGCGCAACGCGGTATGTCTGTCGTTTCCCGCTACCATCGGTAGCGCTGGCCAGTTCAAAGATACGCTTCAGAATCTCCGGATTTTTGAAAGGAATTTCGCCACTGATACGCAGCTCTTTACCCTTTGCCCCCTGCTCAGATTTAGACGTTGCGCTGGTCTGCCCGGACTGGTCTTTATCCTGAAACTGCTGTGAGACAGTCACGCGCATATTCTTCAGCTGGATGGCCTCGCCGTTAAGCGCCAGTGTCGGGATCGAAGTCATGAATCATTCCCTTTATTCCATCAAGATTATCGCCAACCAGCATCATGGCTGCGGTGTAAACGGCAGACTGCTGCGGAATGTCCTTCACCAGTTCCAGTAATGTGGTGCCGGTGTCTCCGCTGGCAGTAAAAACCCACGCTCTGGCACTCTTCCCCTGTAAATCATTCAGGCCGCTGGCCACATCACTGATAAGCTGGTCACGCAGCTGCGTGAACTCCCCCAGTTGTTTTTTCAGCCCTTCGATATCAAACCCGGCACCCGCCGCCTTTTGTGCCTGGCTGATTGCCGCAGCAGATAAAGCTGCCCTGCTGGTTGGTACAGACAGCGGAATGGACGCAGGTAACGCTGCGGCGGTTTTCGCAGGGATCTGCATCTTTTCAATAGCCAGCGCTGCGGCGGATTGCGCCAGCCGTTTGACCTGCGTGAATGCCGGGGCGGGGAAAATCCCGACCAGGTTATTCAGACTGGCCATAAAGTTTTCCTGCGTCTGTCCGGTGACCATCATAATCACCACGTCCACATTCCCACCTGTTCCGGCCAGGCGTTCAGCAAGATAGCGAACGGCATTAACCGGGCTGAGATATGCCCCGTTCGCTGTCTGCTGTCCCAGCCCATAAATCCACGGGTGTACCGGAACGATGGAACAATTCAACGCAGCCAGCGAATCAGTAAATGTCAGACGGGCTTCACGCCACATTTAAAGGCACCTCCGGCCAGACAATATCTGGCGCATTTTCTGGCTGAACACGGTTCAGTAACACCCTGTATTTTTTCCATGCGGTAAGCAGCAGCGCTTCTTCTTCGGTCGCCATTTCTAAATCAACGGCATCCTGCAATGTGGCAATGGCGTCATTGGCCTGTTTAAGCAGTCTTTTCTTTTCGGCGTCTGCCTCGCTGACTAATGCAATTCGCATGGCCTCCGCATCATCCACCCACGCCTTACCATTCCATTTTTGCCAGGCATTAGCCGGTGCTAACGTGGTTGTCCCTTCCGGGTAAGCGCCTGGCTCGGTGATCACCAGTTCATTACCGTTTTCTGTATCAAACACCACCTCACCACGGTGATCCTCACGGGAAATCCATCTTTGCTTCTCTGAATCAAAAATTGCCACAAACCCCGCTTTGATTACCGGTGGTTTTATTGTGGTGCAGTTGGCTGGCAGTCCGGTATGCGCAGGAATAAAAGCGTCACCGGAACCAATAAATTCATTCGTATCTGAACGCAGGTTATAAACAGTAACTGTCTGGTCAGTATCACTCATTTTAAAAGTCATTATGCGAGTCTCACGATATAGTTAAATGCAATGTTTTTAACGGTCGTTTCTGCGTTGCCCGACGCGGCGACGGTAATGGTGTGGCTGTGCGCACCTATAGCTACAGTGTGAGCATGAGCGCCAATACCGACTGTATGGTTATGTGAACCAATCGCTACCGTGTGGGCGTGATTACCAGCTGAAGATGTGTTAGACACTGACGTCCATCGCGGAACCTGGTTTCCGGTATTGTTACCAGAATCAACGTAATTAGCACCGTAGTTCATGGAGTGGGTATGCGCACCAGTGGTATTTGTCGTTTTTGTCCCATAATCAAAAGTGCTGGCTGTTTTAGTACCGTAGTCAAAGGATGATGTCGTTTTCGTTCCCAAATCGGTACTGGTAGCACTGGCTGTGTGTGCGTGGGATTTATTGCCATCATCTTCATAGGACAGAACTGCGCGGCCGTCTGGTTTTCCTTTGACAGTCTGCCCACGCATATCTGGTACAACGCCCGAGGGGTATACAGCAGCCAGCAAAGGATATGCCGCCTTATCAAAAGTCTGTCCCTGCATAATTGCCCACCCGGCAGGTGGAATATCCGTTGACCAGGGAAGTGGCACACCAACCGGCAGAACATCACTGCGGCTTAAAACGGCCAGTTCGCCCAGATCCAGGCTTTTTCTTGCTTTTACCTTGTCTTTAACATCCGCAAGGTTCGCATCTTTCCGCAAAAAATCACTGCTGGCCTGTTGCTCGCTCAGGTTGCCTTTTGGCCGTAAATCCGTGATGTTGCCATCCACATCAATGCTGGCCACCGCAAACACATAATGTTGAACGCCGTTCTGCACATAATCCGTCAGGTTCGCCGCAACCGTGATCTTACTCTGCACATTCCAGACACTGACCAGTGTCCCAGTCCAGCATACATCCAGCCAGACTTTCACTGGTTTCGTTGCCACAGTTATATTCTGGTTAGCAGCCAGCGACGCCCGAAGCCCTGCTACATAGCCAGTACCTTTCGTGACAAAAAACTGATTGCCGGCCTTCCCGACCAGATAACCGCTACCAAAAAATGCCGCCGCGCCATAAATATCAATATTTTCCAGGCGCTGGCGTTCATCCATTCCTGCCATACGCGCGGTGAAATCAATCTGCCAGGTTTCTGCCGGCGTATTGATGCCGGTTTCAGTCTGTGCGCCGTTATATTCCATCAGGAAAGAACGGGTCAGGACGTTCCCCTGCTGTCCTTCTGCAGTTTTCAGCTTCTGCTGAACAGGCGCATGAACAATCATCGCCAGCGTGCCGCTGGCCTTGTTAATCAGGCCGATCCAGTTAAACGAAAAATCGCCCACATCCGCGCCCAGCACAACGGAATGCACCACGGCATTCTCATTCACCACACCTTTACGGCTGACCGCCTGCCGGTGAACAATCTGCACGGCCGGTGGCAGTATCTCGCTGCGATCAACGGGTTGTTCGGGGTTCAGTCCCGGTACGTTCGCAAAAACAAATTCGTCCAGCAGGACAGGCTCGCCGGTGGCACCCTGCAGCGCCTTCCACTGTTCAAACGCCAGTGTGATAGCTGTCTGTGACATAAAATCTCCCTATAAACCCGCGCTGAACGTTGCGCTGTCTGTTTCCGTACTGTTTAACGCTGCCGGATAAACCACATATTCACCCTGATCCCATCCCGCCCGGATAGCCAGGCTTTCAGACGTGATCACCTCAAACTGATAACGGCGGCATGTTCGCCCGTACTGGCGGATTATCTGGATCAGCAACTGCGTGTTGTCCGCAATCTGGCTGTCTGTCACGCGAACCAGTATCACGTCCCAGTCGATCCCCGGCTGGCGTTCCTGCAGCTCAACGTATCCAATTCCCAGCCGTTCAAAGATGTTGATAAACCCCTCAACGGAACCGGCATCCCGCGCATTGACAAAGGCATATGCCACGCGCTTACGGAACAATGCCAGCGGTTCACCGTCAAAGCGGGTTATATCACGGTCATACGCCAGCAGGTTCAGTAATGCCGGCGTACACGTCAGCGGATCGAACTGATTCACTGGCCACGTAACCCAACCGTAAGCCTCTGCCCAGAACCGCCGTGCCGTTTTCAGCAGCTTCGCCGGCTCGCCTTTGTTCATCCAGGAAGGAAGTACCATCCCGGCCAGCTTTTTCAGGAACTCACTCATTTTCAATGACCACCGCAAGCGATTTCAGGCGTGGAACACTCAGTTCGCTGGTGATATCACCCAGAGAAAAAGACAGTGATTCCGTCTGCGTAAATGTCTTATGGATCTCCCGCCCCAGTTGAGAAAAGGAAAACCTTGAATATGGCCACGTCTTCCTGACGTCATAATCAGCATTCTCACGGAAGGCACAGCGGATCATGTTTTCCACCCCGTCTTTCAGGGTTTTCCTGTCCTCATCGCTGAAATTAGCCAGATTTTTGACATAAACCGTGACGGACAGATCATGAAGCGTTTCCGGCATGGGGTAGCACTGCATATCATCACCGTGGCCGTGATGCCCCTGCGTGTTGATATAGTCATTGACGGCATTCACGAACGGCGCGGAGGCCACCCCGCTGTCCAGCAGCAGATAAGCGTTGGCAGTACCAGGTCCCCTCGGCGCTTCATGCTCAAAGAAAATCCGGTCAATACTTAGCCCCGCAACGCCGGCAATCATCGACCGGTAAACGGCGTCAGTATGGTAATTCCCAACCAGATTGAACTGATTGCGGCAGCGTTCACGCAGCTCGTCGTCGCTTTCCTCATCCGCGCCCGGTACAGTCAGCCAGTTTTCTTCGCTGGTCACATGGCTGATACCGTCAACAGCCACCGGCAGAATGCGGTAATATCCCGGCGCAAGGTTATATGCGCCCCCGGTGCCAGTGGCTTTCACCGGCAGTAATGCGCTGACCGCACCGGAAGCGATCACCACATCCTCAGTGGTGGCCAGCTCGTACACACGGCCGTTAATGCGCTCTGTCTGGATAACCGTCCCGGCTTTCACCGTCACAACACCTTTTGCATCTTCTTTGAAGAAGCGGATCACTCCCTGTGCAGCACTCGCCGGTTTTGCCGTGACATTCACCGCCCAGGCCAGCAGACGCAACATGCTCCCGCTGGCCGTGGCCACAAACATATTGGCCAGCACAGTGAACACCAGAACGTCTTTCAGCCACATCACTGGCGCGGTCACAATGGCCGTAATCAACCGCCAGAACGGCGACATGCGTGACGTATTGGTGATGATGCCCTCCTCATCCGCAATCGCATTAAAGCGATCGCGAACCTCAGATTCCGTCACCGGCATCCCGCTGGCTTTCACCACTTCTTCAAAATCTACCTGGGGCTTTTCCGTCATAAGTCCACCTGATATGAAAGCGTGCCAAAATCGTATGTGCTCGCGGTCACCCACAACCGTTTCTGGCTTTCTTCACTGATTTCCACCGTTCCCGGCACAATGCGCTCATCGTTTTCAACCAGTAATTCCAGTTGTGTAAAAATATCTGCCCTCAGTGTCGGACTGCGTTCCGCAATTAATTGCGTGGCTAATCCGCTCTCAATAATGGCGTGAATAATGTCCTGCCCGATACTTTTTCGGTTATTACATAACTCAGGCTCATTACCGGCATTTAATGAGAAGTCACCGCTCTCAATAAGCAGGTCAATATAAAGGGCTTCACTCATGCACCCAGCTCCTGATATTCCATTAACTTACCGGGCGACATCATTTCAGTTGGATAAATATTCACAGTATCAATTCTTCGGCTGTTATCCGTTACTGACTTAGAATTACTGCTTATCGTTTTACTGATACCGCCTTTATCAACGCCTTTTAATTCACTGCCAGTAGAAAGGGTATTTGTTGTCAGTGCCGGTTGAGATTCGTTCGCCAGTGAAATATCGACGCCCGGAATTTTATTGAGCTTTCCGACAATCCAGTTCCACGACTTCAGGAACCCGCCTTTGATGGTCTGCCAGACGTTATCAAAAAGGGAGACAATCCCGCTGGCCATCCCGCTTAATGCCTGTGACGGGGAAAACCCGGTCAGCAGCGCAATAAAGCTGTTCCAGCCATCCGTGATCCATTGCCACGCAGCGGAGAACACGCCGGCGAGCCATTCCACCACACCAGCCACGACGGTAAACGCCGCCGTATTCATCACCGCCGCTTTCACATCATCCCAGTGTTTAATCAGCAGATAACACCCGGCTGCCAGCAGAGCAATCGCCCCGATAACCAGCAGAACCGGCCAGCTCATCAGGTTGATGCCAATACCGGCCATAATCGCCGCCATGCGCACGGCCAGCAGCGTACCCCGCAGGAATTTCAGCGTCAGGTTCCACGCCACAACAGCCTTTGAGGCAACCCAGACTGTGGCCGCGTAAATCTTCGTGACCAGCGTCAGGGCGCTCCAGAGTCCCTTCAGACCCACCAGGATAAATTTTGAGACGCCCATGACAATATTTGTCACCGCACCCGCTGCCGCCACGCCAAAGAGCGCAAGCTGCACGTAACCAATCACCCGCGCAATGTTGGGAAACATCTGCATCCAGCGGCCGAACGTCTGCCCCATATCGGCCAGGCGGTTCAGTACCGGGTACAGAACCGGGATCAACGTCAGTCCGATCACCGTCTGAATGGCTTTGAGGATTTGTACAAAGCGATCCCACGGCTTGACCAGCTTCCCGGCCATCTCCTGTGTCCGTTTCAGCCCGTCAGAGCCGCCCAGTTCGGTGATGTTACGCTGCAGTAACGCCACATTGCCGTACAGGTGCTTTATCACCGCCGAACTGTCACCAAAGGCTGCATCCAGCTCCGCCTGGGCTTTCAGGTTCCCTTCCAGACTTTTGCCGTATTTGCCCTGCAGCTTGATCAGCATTTCAGGCATGGACAGCATTTTGCCGGTGGAGTCCGTGAAGGACAGCCCCAGCTTTTTAGCTCCCTCCATCGCGCCGGTCATGAAACCTTCGTAAGCGCTGCTGGCTTCTGTCCCCAGCGTACGGTTGAGCTGTCCCAGCACCGCCAGCTGTTCATCCAGCCCGACGCCGTAGTTGGTACCGACACCCCGCGCCCCTTCCATCAGGTCTTTGATGGTACCCATTTCGGTACCGAAGACCTTGCGCATATACACCATTTTCCCCGCCAGCTGCTCGGCGAACTGGACTTTACCCAGCCGCGCCGCATCGGCGGAAAAGTTACCGTACATCTGTCCCATAAACTCCGCTGTGTCGGCGGATGTGGATTTCAGGGCAAATGCCAGCGTATTAGCGACCTTCGTCACTTTCGGCAGCTCGCTGGCGGTAAGGCCGGCAATGGACGCGTTAATGTTCTCTGTGGATTTGACGAACTCCACTGCGCTGGCACCGTAGGTCATACTGAACCGGAGCGCGTCACGCTGTACGGTCTTTAATGCCTGGTTATCAATCCCTTTTGCGGCGGCATCATTCAGCGCGTCGTACATTTCGATAGCCGGCGATAACGCGCCTTTTATGGCCATCCCCGTACCGGCCAGCCCCAGCACGCCGCCACCAATCTGCGAAAAGGCTGCTTTTGATTTTTCCGCAAAGCCGGTGACGCTGCCCTGCGCCTGTTTTAACGGGCGCGTCAGCTTATCAATCAGGCTTAATGTAAAATCTAACTGTTTCATTCCGTGCCTTTAAATGCAGTGCTGATTCCGTTAGCAACCGCTATTCGCATATTTTCCCAGTAGCGATTATCCAGCCAGATAGCAGCGGATATATCATCCACGGAATCCTGACCGTGTGGTAAATAATGGCGACGCAAAATTAAATACTGTTCGAGTCCGTTCTGTTCAATTGCCCGGACTCGTTTTGTCAG